TTCATATCCATCTAATATATTTTGACAAAGGCTATCGTAGTGAACGGGGGTTCCTGCAAATATAAGTCTTCCACTATTTACATCTAAAGCAGGTCTTACACCATTATATACAATATTTTTAATTTTCTCTCTAGCATCTTGGGTTACTGTATTGGTTTCACTTTCAGTATCATCTAATGCCACAATATCATATCTTTTACCTAAATAATTTTCACCACGAACACTAGATAAATTTGATCTACTAATTAACTTAGCTTTTGTATTTGTAACAATATCAGTCTCAGTCCATTTATCTCCTACTATATTCCCAAAATAGTATTGAATCATTTCATTGGTTTGAAAATGTTGTTTAATGTATTGAAGATTTAATATAGACTTTCTATGATTATCAGAAACCCATCCCATAAATAAAAACTCGTTAGGGTCTTTAAATAATATTTTATGCATAAGGAATGTTTTAAATAGCTGAGTTTTAGCACTTCCTCTAGGTAAGATTAATGCAAGTGATTTTGTTGTCTTTTCTAATAAAGCATCAGCAATTTCATAGTGAAATTTAGGAGACTCTGATTTTCCAAAATCTCCAGATAAAAATAATTTACCAAATGCAATTAAATCATGTCTAGCTAAATTAAGAACTTTATTAGCCTCAGATACATTTTGTTTATTTATATTTACTTTTTGCTTCGTTTCCATGTCAAGTAATCAGCAGCTTCTTCTGGATCAAATATAGTAGTAATTAATCTATTATCATCATCTGCATATTGAGGATCAATAATAGTTACTGGGCAATTAAATATATTTTTATCATCTAAGCCTAGTTTATCAGCATAACTATCCATTATTTTAAAGGAAGCAACTTGTAAAGCGTGGCTAATTAAACCATTTGCAGGGTCTTTAAGAACTTGGTAGCCAGAAACATGAGTATGTCCACAAGTTAATATGTGATCTTTCCATCCCATTTGAGCTGCTTTAGCTATTCCATGAGCTGTGTTCCAAATACTATTCCCTTTAAATGTATGCCTTGAATTAATCCTAACTTGTTTTTTATTAGGAAACATAAGATTCATTCTAGCTCCAAATCTTTCATAAACGCCTTGATGATCTCTCATAATAAATTCTAATGGATCTCCATCTCCACTCCATACGTCATGATTTCCTGCAACTAAATAAAGCCAATTTAATTTATTAACAAAATATTCAGTTAGTCTCCATGATTCTTTAGCAGAGGTAGATTGTTGACCATATAACGCAGCAAGTCTTCCAATCCAATTGTTTTGAATGTCTCCAAGATTACCTGCAAACATACCCTCTGTATTATTAATAACATTAGTGTAATGAATAATTTGAGATAAGTCAGTTCCATCATCGTCTACATGGGGATCTCCAAAGTGAGCAATTCCTATAACTCCATCTACATTAATTTTTATATTAATTAAATTTTTACTTTTTTTATGAATTAATTTTTGTTCATATTGCTTTAATCTATGGCTAATTAAATCTTCAATAGGAATACTATCTGGTGTTTTGTCTTCTACAACAAAAGGATTTTCTTCAACAACAGTAGGTCTTGTTGTTTTACCTCCACAACTATTACAATACCATACTTGTTTTTTATTTCTTGATTTAAAATTACTAAAACCATCTTTTCTTAAAGACCTAGATCCACATTTTGGACATCCAATAATATTTCCTTCTGAGTCTTGTCTAACTCCGTCCATGCCTTTTTGTTCAGACACCATTTTTGAGTTCATCTTTATTCCCTTCTTTTAGTTGATTATTGTCTCTTACAGCTCCTTGTAATTGATCTTGAGAAAACCCCGCAAAGAAACCTACAGCGCTATTATCTTTTTTAATATTAGAACTAGTTCCTATAATTTTCCCCAACTCTTTTGATGATTGCAATACTATATTATCATCTGGGCTACTATCTGCTAACATCTTTAATCTTCCTAATACATATTCATGATTAATCCCCATACTTTTAGCTATATCATTTACGCCTTTTTCTATTTCATCCATAACTCTTTCCTGTTTTAATAATAACACTGCTTTACTTTTAGCTTTTTTAAAATCTTGTGTTCCATATACATTCTTTACTGCATCAACAGCAGGTTGTCCTGTCATTACTTGAGTAGCAAACATATGTTCTTTTTTGGTAATTTTTTTTCTAGAATTAAAATTCTCGTTTGAATTAGTAATCTTTTTTGAAAACGTATATCTATTTGGATGTTGGTTGAAATCCGTATCCATAGAAGCTTTTTTATTTAAAAGAAAACTTCCAACAATTGTCCTAACATAACATTTATTAGATTTATAATTATCACTGTCTTTAGGGTGAGTAATTGTTCCTTTTTTTAAAATTTGAACTATACCACCATCATCAGCTTCTACCCAATCTCCTTCTTTTGGATCATCTTTCCAGTATTTATATTCTTTATTTAAATGAGCCTTAAATTCTTCTTTAGACTCGTAAACAATATGTTCTATTTCTTTGATTTTCCTAGATTCGATAAAGCTCCTCCCTTTTTTTCTTGATCATCATCTAATCTTTCAACCATCTTTTTAATTAGAGTATTGACTTCTTTAGGAATAACATATACTAATCCATCTATTTCTATTGGTATGTAGTCAGAAGCCAAGCCAGATAAAATAAACTCTTGCCCTTCAATTGGCATATTTGCTAACTCTTCTATTAGTTTACCCATGTTATAAGTTAATACACTTACTGCTTTAATGTACTACTGTATTTATATTTTATTTGTTTATATATAATATTTATCCCCTCCCTCACCTCCTTAAAATTAGATGTTATGTCAAATAATTCCTAGATTTTTTTTCCGAAAAAATTGTAGAAAAATGCAGTGGAGGCTATACTTATACCCCATACCCTTAAAATCGTTTTTCTTAATTACTAAAAGGAGTTGTATTATGTTTGAATTCGGAATTAAAAGAATGGTCACTGAAGTTGTCGTCAATCTTAAGACTGATGAAGAGACAAAGATTGAAGTGCCTACAACATTTCACATCATTGTTGATCTTAAGAAGAAGTCTGCTTACTGGAAAGGTGAGAAGAAGACACCCTTCGCAATTTCAAGTGAACTTCTTGCTTGGTGTAAAGAGCAAGCCTAAGAAAAAGGGAACTTTGTTCCCTTTTTTAAGTTCTAGTGATATAAGTGCTGAGCAAAATCAATCACGCTAAACTGCTCAAAAGTGTAAGTCGATGCACTATAAATACAAAGCGTTCCAGAGTTAATAGGTTAACTTGTCCATGCGAACTGACGTAAAACCTACAAATTACTTGAGGTAGTTCCTTTCCAATATTGTTTGGAACATTTAAATGAGACACCATCATCCTCAAGTATAGTAATATTAGCTTTATCAAAATAACATGGGTAATAACATTAATAATAAATAGGAGTAAATCATGAATAAAAAAGAACAAGTATTTAAAAAATTAAACACTATGTCAGTATCTGAATTAGAAAAAATTACTGCTTTATATAAGCTTTATTTAAAAAATGATAATAAGAAATTAATCGAGGGTATTAAGAATTATGAAAAGAAATAACAATGATATAGATATGTACACACATATAGTTTTAATAGTTTTATGTTTAACAATTATGTATGCTTTAGATAGTTTACAAGCATTAATGTAAAGGAGATAATTATGTTGTCATCAATAATAATAGGAGCAGTCTTATGGACTGTTATCATCATAGGTTTTATAGATTTATTTAAAGAATTATAATAGGAATGAGTGTCATTAGATGTTATCCACTAGATAAGATTGAAGCCCTTATCATAGCGATATGCTCTGTGAGTAAGTCCATTCCTAAACACATCTAAAGCATAGATAGGATTTAGTTTCCATCACACTAATAAAGTGAATGGTCTATGCAAATCTTGCTAGGACAGGCTGTATTTAGAATTGCACCATAGAGTGTTTACGCTAAGTATGTGGCTGAAGTCCTAGCTTAAATTGCGGGGATTGCTGGTGCAAAGCAAGGTTCATATCCTTGTACTGGGTGGTTCGACTCCATCCCCCGCCACAATTAAAAAAAAGAAGAGAATAAAGATAAGGCGTAATTAACCTGACATTTATTTGATACTGAGCCATAGAATACAACTTAACTAAGGGGTTGCTATGGATTGCTAAGAGCGTAAGATTATAGCTGGGAAGTTATAATAGTGCCTCTACTTCAAAGAGCCGAAGGGGTCATAGGAGTAACCGTCAAGGATTAGCAATACGTTCTAGAAACTAAAGCTAAGAACTTTAGTAAAACGGAGCATCATAAAGTGATAGGTGAAAGTTATCATCTGTAGTCACTTGCTAGTAGGTCAACAGTCTAAGATTAAGTAATTAATCATGATATGTTATAGGATACCGAGTCTAATCAACTTTAGTCCTAGCCGATAAACCGAGAGGTAGAATGAGTAGATGCAAACGTGACCTGAAAAGGCAATAAAAATAAATAACCTAGAATAGAGAGGTAATCAGTATGCTTACGAACGGTAAACAATCCGTCCTAGATATAACTCTGTGCTTAAATCTCTCGAGTACTTCTTTTTTTTATATTTAAGCTCTGTCTAGTTTAACTTCTTCTTAAAAGTCAATATATAATAGATAATATTATAAAGCCTACGCAGGCGATAAGGATACTGAAAAGTATGTATTGTAAGAGTCTTTATTATATATTATATGACAAAGTTGAAATGAAACAATTAGATCAATGCTAAATTAGGCAGGGCAATACTTTGCAGCACCTATGTTCAGAATCTCTGATGTAGGTTGGGTTTTGTAATCGAGCGCCCCACACTTCTCTGCAGGAAGTGGCTGCACAGATTTACTCTAGCTCAACAGAGCGAATTGGTTATATATGCCAGTTTATGAATACAATAAAAATGAGGGAAAGAAATTTGTTCTTTGGTTCTAGACTATAAAGATGAAAAGTTATGATACTTTAAGGTTATGAGTAACTTGAAGTTTGTTTGCAGACAAACGTATGAAGATTAGGACTGTAATCCTATGAGATGTAATTCCCACGGGGTGTTCGATTCAGAGATATTATAACAAGAAATCTCATATTTTCCCTCATTTTAAAACTAATAAGGATATAATTATGACTATGGATTTAGTAAATGAAAAAGTAATGTTTGATGAAGAAGTAATAAGAAATTTAAAAGATCTTAAATCTTTAATAAAAGATATGAGAACAAAGTTTGACAATGTAAGAGGAGATGTTGAATCTAAAGAAATTATGATAGAGGCTGTAGAAAGAGCTATCGAAATTATTGAAAGCATCCCTGATTTATTATATTCAGAAAGGAGATTAAATTCATGAATATGATAACTAAAAAGAATCAACATAAAAAAGAAGCCAAAAGATTAAAATATTGCCTAGAATGTAAAAAGGTATATGAGCAAAATGCTTTATATATTAAAAAAGAAATACATTATACACATATGCCTTCTTTTGGATTGCCAAGAATAACTTGTAATAAATGTAAAAGGAGAGACAATGAACTACAACACAACTCGTAAAGGAGTAATAGGTCAAGAAATTGTAAAACTATACTTGCTTACACTTAATGCAAGAGTATTTGAACCAGTTTGTGATGATTTTGGAATAGATTTACTTGTAGAAACAAAAAATGGATATGAAACTATACAAGTCAAATATCATAATTGTAAACAAACTAAATCAGTTTCATCTATTCAAATATTTATTGACAATACAAAAGCAGATTGGATCGCCACTCCTTTTAATATCGATGGACAGACCAAGATAATATGGTTTAAAAATGATTTAAATAAAAAGAAATGGGGGAAAAGTTTTTCAATAACCAAGCCAATGAATAATCAATCAAAAAACATAAATTTTTATTGGGATTATTTAAAATCACCAGTAGAATAATATATATAAGGAAGTTTGTTCTAATTTCCCGTGCAAGGATTAAAAATCAACCTTGTAGAGGTTGTTCTTCCTTATATATTTAAATAAAGGAATAAATATGGATATAATATTATATGTGATAATTAGTGTTTTAATAATTGTATATTACAAATTAAAAGAAATAAAATGAATCAAATTAATAAACAAGGCTCATGGAGAATAGATTCTAAAAGGGCAGATAAATCAATAAAATTTTGCCCTAGTTGTAAAAAATGTTATGAAGATTTATATGATAGAAGATGGCAATCTAAAAACATTATATATTATAATAATTTCCCTTCATACAAAAAAGAAAAAAGAATATGTTTTAAATGCTTAAATAAGGAATAATAAAATGAAAAAAGTAGAAAATAAAAATGTAGAAACGTATCGTTTAAAAACTCTATCTATTAAAGAAATTCACGACAAATACCCAGATAAATATGTTGAAACATACAGTGAGGGGAAAGATGCTATTGTCGTTTTAGATAGATTAAGAATTAGATTTACTAATAAAAAAGAGGAGGTTGAAAATGGGATTTGATTTATATGGAATAAATCCAAAAACAAATATACCTAAGCCAGACTTTATATGGAATGATGAAGAATCAAGAAAAGCTTATTTCGCATGGCAAAAAAATACACCTGGAGGATATTTTAGAAACAATGTATGGTATTGGAGACCTTTATGGGCTTTTATTTGCGACTCTTGTTCTAATATTCTTACTCTTAAAGATATGGAACTTGGATGTAATAATAATGGTCATACAATAAGTAAAACAAAATCTAAAAGAATAGCTTCAAGATTAAGAACTATTATAAAGAAATGGGAAATAGGTTTAGATCCAGATATATCAAAATATGCTACTAAAGATTATCCTTTTTCTACAGATAATGTTAAAGCATTTGAAAGATTTTGTGAAAATAGTGGAGGATTTGAAATATGTTAAAAGGTAAAATGTTGGATAAAAGAGTTAAATCAATTTTAGCAGAAGATGAAAAATATCAAACTTCTGATTTAAAATTAATGGCTAGAATATGGTTTGAAGATATATCAAGCATAACACATGGAAATCCTACAAGTTTAGATGCTTTAAATTTTTTAAAACTTTTAAGAGATGGTAATTTAACAAAATCTGAATCAGTAACAAGATGCAGAAGAAAAATACAAGCTAAATTCCCAGAACTAAGAGTTGAAAAAGTTTATAAAGGAAGGAAGGATAAAGAAAAAGAAATGAGATCTAATTCTCAATATTATTAATATGTTTTTGCCTCTAAGTTTAATTATTGTTAGATTTGGAGGCGAACAAAGGGGAGATTATGTTAAATATAGAATCAATTTATGCCACTTATTTAAATATAAAACAAGAAAAAAATAAAGAAAAATATAAAAATTATAAGGGTTGGCACTCAGCATCTCAAGCAGGCTCTTGTTTTAAAAAACTAGCTTTAAGAGCAGAAGGAAAAGTTGAACCACCTATGGATAATAGGGTGATGAGATTGCTTCGTCTTGGAACAATAGTACATTCTGATATAGAAAATTCCATTAAAGACTATATGGAAGCGTCAGAAGAATATAAAAAAAGTGTTAATACTATTTATACAGAAAAAAGAGTTGAAATACCTGAATTTAAAGTATTAGGGCATTTAGATATAGCAATTGAATCAGAAACAACAAGTGGTAATAAGTTTGCTAAAGTAGTAGATGTTAAAACTTGTGGTAGTTACCCGTGGAAGATGAAATTTGGTAGAAAGCCAGACCCAAACGCTAATACTAATTATAATTTACAATTATCTACTTATGCATATGCTTTTGCAGAAGAACAAGGTATATACATAGATGATATTGAAATGTCTTTATTTTGGTACAATAAAGATACTAGTGCAATAAAAGAAGTAATGGTTAGTAATGATTGGATAGAAAAAGCATTAGAATATTGGGAAGACTTAAGAGATTACACAGATGATATTGAATCTTCTGATGAATTAACTGTTGGATCATATGGTGTTCCAATGGCTAATTGGGAGTGCAGATATTGTTCATTTAAGGATATACATTGTAAAGGAATATAAGGAGAAATAAATAATGATAATTTTCACAATAGCTAATTGGGTTTTAAATGCATTGATTTTAGGGATTACAGCATTGATATGGGCAATAGCACTTTGCTTATTTTCTATGCTGTTTTCATTATTAATACAAGCTTTTGAAAACAGAAGGAGACAAAATGGCTGATAAAAAAATAACATCAGAGTTGGTTGAAATTACTTCAATAGATAAGATTAAAACAGCTTTAAAAGAAGTAACTCAACAACATAAAAAAATAAGTAAAATAAAAACACCTAAAGGATTAATTAAAAAAGTACAAGGGTTTGATTATGTTGAACTTAGATATATGAAAAAAATTGCAAATGAGCAATTTCCAGGTTGGTCTTGGACTATAATTAATTCAGAAGCATTAGGTGGAGCTGCTTATGTTGTTCATGGTAGATTAAAATGGTTTGACAATGGAGTTTGGAGAGAAGGCGATATGGTAGCTGCTCATAGAATACAAACTAAAAGAGGTGGAACTGCTAATGATTTTGTAAACATTGGTAATGATGTTAAATCTTCAAATACAGATTGTTTAAAAAAGGCATTAAATGTTTATATGGATATAGCTGCAGATGTTTATAAAAGCGAAGATCCTTCTTTAGATGATAATCAAGTAGACGTTTTAATTAAATTAGGCGAAAAAGCAAACGTAGATACAAAAACTAAAATTGAAAATGGAGAAATTAATTCTTCAAATTATAGTGCAAGTGTCTCAAAATTAAAAAGGATAGCAAAATGAAACATTTCATATCAATAGATGAAGGAGTTTTATCAGAAGGAGTAGAATACTCAGTTGGAACAAGTGATGGTAAAATATTTAATGGACTTGTTTATACAGGCACTAAAAACTTTGCAGGTAAAAGTATGATGTGCTTTAAAACTCAACATGATAGCCAAGTTACAATAAACCCAAGTTATAATTCATTCACTATAGAAGAAGAAGGGCAATTTATGACACCAGAGGATTTAGAAAGCAAACTTGATGAATCAAAAGCAGATACCTATATACAAAACAAAATAAAGGAGAGATAAAATGGGTAAACTAACAATACAAGAAACAGAGAATCTTAAAAAAGCAGGTGTTTTATCAGATAAAGCGATAGAAGAAATGCAAAAAAATGGTCTTGTTTCTACAAAAAGAAGAACCAATAAAAGATACATGAAAACTGCTAGTGGAAACCTAGTTTCGCCACAGCTTTATTTTCAAGGTATAGCTAAAGATAAATATAGCAAAGAAATGCAAGAACTTAAAAATAAGTTCAATGCTTTAGTTTCAAAATACACAACAAGTAAAAAATAACAAGGAGAATATAATGATTGAATTACCAGATACTACTTATAACGAAGAAAGAGATGGAATGATTCCTATTGTAGGAGGCGTATATCCAGCTCATGTTTCAGGTTTAGAAAGCAAAGATTTAAATACTAAAGTTGGAGAACAAAAAGTATTTAATATCAGTTTTAAAATTGCCGATGAAGCTGAAAAGAATATGGTAGCAAAAATGGTTAAAAATGGAGATGGTGAATTACATCAATCTGTTGATAAAGATGGAAATCCATTAACTATATCTGCATCTTTTATGGTAGGTAAACGATTTAGCTCTACAGGTATATGGTTGACACCAGCTCCTGAAGCAGGTCAAGGATGGAAGAATAGAAGATATAAGCAATTCTTTGAAAACTTAGGTGTTGCTTTCCCAACCAATAAAAAAGGTGATACTTTGTTAGCAGAAGTAGAGGAAAGTGATGTTATAGGTCACCCTTGTTTTGTTAAACTAGGGCAAGAGTTTTACGTCAAAGATGGTGAAGATAGAAGTATATGGAAAGTTATGGATGCTTTTGCTTGGTCAGAAGGTGAAAAAATATCAGCTGACGAAATGGCAGAAGATGATTTACCTTTCTAAAAAATAATAAAATTAAGGGTGTAAAAATACTTAAATGAACATTTTTTAGTTATATTGTTAAAAATAAACACACAAATTGTATGTTTGGTAAAAATAAGGCAATATAACAAAGAGAAAAAATGATGACAAATAAAGTGTTGGCTCACTTTGGCAGGTATGCCTTCACCCTTAATATTTAAATAAATATTGTAAAATAATTAAAATTATAAGGAAAATTAAATGAACTCAAAAGAATATAAAAAATGGAGAGATAATTTCATTGTACAAACATTAGGTCTTTCAGATAAGAAAAGGATTGAATATTGCAACGGAAATCAAGACGTTGATGTTCATACTAATTTTAAAGTAATAGGTGAAAAATTAGGCTTAACGCCTATGCAAGTATTATCTGTTTACTTAAATAAGCACATTGAAAGTCTATCTTCTTTTTTTAAAACAGGTACTACTTACTCTGATGAAACAATAGAAAGTAGGGTTATGGATATAATTAATTATCTTTTATTAGCTATGAGTATGAAAAATGACCAAGATTGGGAGAATGAACATAAAAATGATAAATAAAATAACTAAAAAACAAATAAATGGAGCTTTTGAATATTTTATGGACACTGGTAGACTAGAAGAACTAAACTCTGATGATATATATTACCTTAAAGTATTATTAAAAACAGTAGCAAATCAATATAGTTGGAAATTAATATTTGAAGAGGAAAAAGAAAATGACAAATGAAAAATATAAAAATATGGCAATCAAAGGATATGAAATGCTTATTTATTTTCAAGAAAGGTTTAATATGACTGAAAAAGAAGCTATTCAATCTATGATAAAACACAAACAAAATATGGGTTTTTTAAAAAAATATCCAAATTTAAAAAAATACATTAATTAAAGGAGAGTTATTATGAGATATTATTGGGAAGCGTTATTTAGCACAGAATATTTTCCATTTTGGGAATTTACAATGTTGATGTTTTTAGTTATGAATCTTTCTATGATTATAAGACTTCATAGAACAGAGAAAAAGATAAATGATATAATTGAATACTTAGATGATTTACTATGGGATCATAATAAGAATGGCTAACTTAACAAAAAGAAAAATAAATAAAATCAATAAATTAGCAGAAAAAGCCTTAAAAGATAAACCAATCTGGGAACCTTCAAATGGACATAGGTATTTAAAAGATCTTGAAAAAGGATCTATATTCCAAATAGGAGATTCCATGAAAGGTATTTATTTAGATAGCACACCAACATCTGCAAAAGTAATTATTCTTTCTTGCAATTGTAGTGAAGAAGACAAGTCTTATTATCTAGGAAAACAAAATATATCAAACGAAACAGAAGTATTATGAAAGCATTAACAGAACAACAAATGAAAGCAATATATAATATGTACGAATTTAATAATCATAATAATGAATATATATTAGCCTTAATTAATATGGGTGAAAAAATAGAAGCTGAATGTTTAATTAGAGGAATAGATAAAATAAATAATCATCTTAAAACGAAAACAAAGAGGAAGAAATGAGTATAGGTAGTTTAAAATCACCTAATAATAAACCAGGGATAGCATTTGATAAAAAAGAAGAAGTAAGTCTTGTAATCACTTGCTTAAGAGAAGCATTGAAAAAACCAGAAGTAACTCCAGAAATATATATAGAAATTGAAAATTTAATAGAGGAGTTTTCTAAAACACGATCAATGTTTAAAGAAAAAAAATGATAAAATAAAAAAAGGTAGTTACCTTAAGGAGAGAGATATGGGTAAAATGAAAGAAATTTCTAGGCTTTGTGAGAACAATGATAGAAATGGATTAATAGCAGAAATTAAAAACAATACATTCCTACTTCAATTATCTAAATATAAAATAGAAGAAATGGCAGATGGCTTTTTAAAATCACATAATGAAATAAGAGACAATAGAAACGATCCAGCTTTTAAAAAGCTTAATGAAATACATGATAAATATAATAAATGACAATTTGTCCTTGTTGTGGATTTAATGAAAAAGAAAGCTATAATCCTAGTAA